TTGCTCCGTGTTTGCTACTGGTGGAGGTGGTGCTTCCTCTATGATTATCAAATCCTCTGGTGTATATTCAATAGGATCGAACGATGGAGTCGCAGCATCACAAAAAACTTGACTCCCATCTGGATCATCATCCTTCAGAACTCTATTCTTTTTACCATCTTTATGTACCTCTACACACCCCGGCACATTTATGATAGGAACACCAATGTAGATAGTATCTGTTATCGATGGCACCTTTGGAATTGATAGATGAGGAGAATTTACCCATGTGTGTGGCACAGATGGTATCGCTAGTCCTCTTATTTGAATCTCAGGTACTTCCATATTTATGCTTACACGGTAGATTGATATCTGTCAAACAATATTATTTTTCTATATGTTTCACTCTTTCGTTTATTACCACACTGTTTATTACATTCTCTGACACATCCATATTTAAACAAAGTTTTCATTTCATCTCTTTTCAAATAATATTGTTCTACTATATTATCCCATGAGTTTGTTCTGATATTATTATCAAAATTTGTTAGTGTTGATATCATATTTTCATTATTATCATACTTACTTTCCATATATGCCGTGCCCCACCAACAACATGGAAAGACATCGCCCTCACATGATATAAAAAGTTCTTTTTGAGTTGACCCTTTACATGCCACAGGAGTTTTCTGTTTAGTGTGAACCCATTTATTAAAATCATACTCATTCCCTTCTATGTCAAAGACTTTTTCAGTATATTTTAATTCAATATCCTTAATAAGATGTTTATATTTTTCTTTTTTATATCTACCTCTGTCTGATGGTTTTTTTATTTCAAATTTTTTAAAACCCATTTGCATCGCCATATCTCCTGCTTCTTGAACTTGATGTTCATTGTGCTTAAAAATCATATATTGCCACACAGCATGTCCCCCTCCATCTATGAAGGATTGTACGTTTTCCTTTATCTTATTGAAGTCTGTACCAACTCTGTAGATGTGATTAGTATCTTCTAAACCATCAATATCAAATGTTATCTTACTGTCACAATAATGACTTTTCTTACTTAATAGTTTACCAAAGTCATACCAAAATTTTTTATCATACATGCCTCCATTTGTTTTTATAGAAATATCCACACCCTTTTCAATTATATAATCACATATCTCATAAATTTCTGGACATAACATTGGATCACCAAAGTTACCACATAAAAGCATGAACTCTAAATTCTTAAAGTTTATTTTTTTTATATCATCAAGAGTTAAGTTCTTGATTCCAGAATTACCTACTACGGGTGTTCCTGTCCTCGGACATAATGGGCATTTAGAATTACAGGCATTAGATAATTCTAGATGTAATCTTTTTATTACACCATCATCATAAAAAATACTCATTTAGTTTCAAGTTTCGGGCGATTATCAAATAATGTTATTCTATTTAAACCCTTTTTTGTATTACCACACTGATTATTACATTCTTTAACACATCTATTCTCAAATAAATTTTTCATTTCATCTCTTTTCAAACTATATTGTTCTACTATATTGTCCCATGAGTTTGTTCTGATGTTATTGTCAAAATTTATTAGTGATGGCACCATTGATTCTATCAGATTATGCTTACTTTGCATATATGATGAACCCCACCAACAACATGGAAACACATCACCATCGCACGATATATAAAGTTTTTTTCTAGTCGATCCCTTACATTCCACAGGAATACTTTCTTTAGATTTAAACCAATTATCAAAATCATACTCATTCCCTTCCATGTCAGAGACTTTTTTAGTATATTCTAACTTAATATGTTTGTATTTTTCATTTTTATCTCTACCTCTACTTCTTGGTTTTTTTATTTCAAATTTTTTAAAACCCATTTGCATCGCCATATCTCTTGCTTCTTCAACTTGATGTTCATTATGTTTAAAAATCAACCATTCCCACTCAGCACGTCCTCCTCCATCTATAAAGGATTGTGCATTTTCTTTTATTTTTTTAAAATTTGTACCAACTCTGTAGATGTGATTAGTATCTTCTAAACCATCAATATCAAAAACTACCGTGTTCTCTGTATATCTAGTCTTTTCACTAAAGAGTTTACCAAAGTCATACCAAAATTTTTTATCGTGCATGCCTCCATTTGTGTTTATATTAATACGCGATCCTTTTTCAAATACATATTCACATATCTCGTGAATTTCTGGACATAACATTGGATCACCAAAATTACCACAAAAATGTATGAAAGATAAATTTTTATAGTTTATTTTTTTTATATCATCAAGAGTTAGGTGCTTGATTTTTTCTACTGCAGGTGAGTTTGTCCTTATACACAGTGGGCATTTAGAATTACAGGCATTAGTTAATTCTATATGTAATCTTTTTATTATACGATCATCATAAAAAATATTCATATTGGAAAGTAATTAGCAATTTTTATTCAAGTCTTCTGCCATGTTACCACCCATTTCAGCACCTTGATTACCACCGAACATTGCTACCCATCCTGCTGCTACCCATCCTACAAATGGTATACCACTAAGAGCAGGTGCTGCTGCTGCACCAACGCTAGTGCCTACGAGTCTACCCGTTCCTTCTGCTGACCCGATTGCTTTAACGCATGCTTCACTTTTTTGTGTGGAAGAATTTATATCATCTTCTAATGCTTTTGTTTTTTTATCTAACCAAGATCTATGATTTGATACTGAACCACCCTGATTAGTCTGACCATCCATGAAGTACTCTTCTGTGATCTGAGTATTTTCATTTGCTAGTCCTAAGAAACCACCCTTCTCTTTGATGTCTTTAGTAATAAATGCAGTCTTAGGATCGTTTGCTTTATATGAAATAGCGTATCCCTCCTTAGATACACTCACTTTATATGATGAGTATGGACCCACTGGTGGATTTATTAATGGTAATGTCGGTTCAATTTTTCTTGTAGCAAGATGTCCAATCATTCCGATATGTGACACAGCAAAAAGACTACCAACAACACCGAAAGATATCCATTTTATGTTGATACAAAAATTTCGTTTTTTATTTACTTTGGGTTCCGCCCCAAACATCGCTTCATCTTGATCCATGTTACTTCTTAGGTTCTATTGTGTTATTATTTTTCTTAGAATTACCCGTAGACAATCCAAAAGTAGCTAATGCTCCTGTAAAAATCGAAGCCACGAAAGTGATATCGGATGATGCTCCTACAGGTTTTTTTACTATAGGAAGTTCAACATAATTTAGGGTGATTATAAATCCACTCCAAATCACTACACCAAGACGAACCATTGCACCAAGTATTTCCAGTTGCTCTTCTTTATCTTCAGCAAATTCTTTGAACTTGCCTAAAGGACCTCTCGATTTCTCTTTTACTTCTGCCATAACAATTCCTAATGTATATTATATAGGATTATAAGGGGGAAGGTAAAACAGGTCCTGTGGCATCAGGTAAAGATGGTATCATACCGTCTGTACTTAGGACATCGGGAAGTGATCCAGTAACACTTTCCATAACTTTTGATTTAATTCCATCAAGTATGGACGCTCTGTTGACATATACGTATACACCACTACCGACAACGGCACCAGATATAATGAAAGACGAAACAGCGAGTACATTAATTAGTTTTTGCATAAGAGTTTTCTAAATTTTGTAATAAGTAATCTTGGAAAGCATCCTCTATAGATTTATCAAATGGATTTCCTAGTTCACTCCAAATGTTACAAAACTCATAGACATGTCTGCAGTGCTGATCTAAGTATGAACTGAGAGCAAGAAATACCTCCTGTCTTAGTTTCATTCTCTCATCTGAATAACGCCAGTCACTCATGTCAGTATTCGGTTTTGATAAAGTTTTCCGCGTCCAAGACGACCAATGGTTTCTTTCCATTTTTCTTCATGATAAGAATAGGTTCATAGTCCCCAGAGTTTTCAACTGCCTGCTGATATGCATCCCAAACATTGAGTTTCTCTTGGTTCTTACATTCTACACTAAAAGGAAACTTTTGTCTAGCATCTCTTGCCATAATCAAGTCTTCCCCACCTGCACCCATACTTCTTGACTCAATATCTTCGGGGTGTACATTCCTATGTTCAATGAGCATGTCTCTTACCCACTGTTGTAGTCTCCTACCCTTCGCTTTTGCACTCTGTGTTTTCATCTTTTAGTTCAAAGTAATCAATCTCATAGTCTAGACCGTCGCAGTCATACCATTCATTTTCTGACCCCAGATTGTACGGGTTCTTTATTACCGGGATCAATGTGTCCTTGTCATCTGGTTCCATATTACTTATAGTATTATAACTATGTATACTGTGACTTCAAAATCTCCCAAGTTTCATTGTAATTACTGACTTGATGAACTGTACCGAGTTTTTGATTTATAATAGCATGAGCAATACTATAATCATTTCCACCTACAAAAGTCTTGTCTCCGAAGAAAGTTATAGTATCATGAGTCTCAAAGTCCTGTAATATCTGAGACTTGTCATGTCCTTTAGGAGAGATATCTAAACCTGTCTCACCACCAATTGCTATACAGAGGTCAGGAAATAATCTTCTTAGATTCTGTGCTAACTTATCTCTTTCTTCCATCTTCCTATCCCATACAACATACTCACTTCTGTATTTCATATTGTCCTCACCTCTTCCGAGAATACTAAAATTTATACACCCCGGTCTTTCTTCAATATGCTTACCAGTTCTGATTTTGAATTGACTTGCATTTAGTTCTAGTTCAAGGTATGAAGATAAAATACAAGGACAATTCCATTCACTTGTATGCACGTTCTTATTCTTTTCCCAGACACTATTACCGGAGCAATTGTATACTCTCTTTACTTTATTATATAAAGTCTTACCTAGTTGAGTAATAGTTTTATCTCTATCACTACCTGTGACTAGGTAGACTTCATGAGTTTTACAAAAATTACTAAAAAATTTAGAGAACTCTTTGTCGATCTTTTTCCTAGAAGGAGTCAGAGTTCCGTCAACATCAAATAAAAACATTTACAATTTGAATCCAGAGAATGCATTTTTCTTCATGTCCTGTTTGATACCACCGACAACATAGGATTCTACCTCTGTTTCTTGTGGTGCCACCTGTAACCCCTTAGATGAGATCCAATGTTCAGTCCATGGTAGTGGATTACTTCTGATAGGTATATCATATGCAGGAGGGAACCCAAGTGCTCTCATCCTTTTATTAGCAGTCCACTCAACATATTTTATCAAAAGTTTATCATTAAGTCCAATCATACTACCATCTTTGAATAGGTATTGTGCCCACTCTTTTTCTTCATTGACAGCATTTTTGAACATACCTATGACAGTATCTCTTTCATCTTCTATAATCTGTGACATGACAGGATCATCACCATCCATCCATTTCTTTAATATTTGTTGAGTCAAAACAGTATGTTGATTTTCATCTCTGGCTATGAGAGATATAATTTTTGCCGATCCCTCCATAAGTTTGAGTTCTCCGAAAGCAAAACTACAAGCAAAACTGACATAGAATCTAATACCTTCTAGTATGTTGACATTTGCTACTGCTAGATAAAGTTTTCTTTTGAGTTCTTTTTCAGTCCACTCTGCAGTGGTGCTTCCCTTCATATCTGGTGACCACATTGAACCATTACCCCACTCCTGTGCCACCTCTATAAACTCATCATATGCTTTGGTCACTGACTGTGCACGAGAAATAATTTTTTGATCATCTAGTATAGTGTCAAAAACTTCTGAAGGATCAGGATAAACATTTTTAATAATGTATGTGTATGATCTGCTATGAATCATCTCCATGAACTGCCATACGTTCATCGCTGCTTCTAACTCAGGTAGAGCACAGTAAGGTGCGAATGCCATACCGGGACCTCTTCCTTGAACAGAGTCAAGTAAAATTTGATACTTCAAGTTAGAAGTAAATATGTGTTTCTGTTCTGGGCGAAGAGTTTGATAGTCACCACGGTCTTTCTGTAGTGATACTTCTTCTGGTCTCCAGAAATAACCTAGCATTTGATTGGTAAGTTTATCAAACACAGGATACTTGTAAGAGTCATATCTTTGAACTCCAAGGGGAGCACCGAAGAACATAGGTTGTGACTTAGTGTCAACTTTATTCTGGTTGAATACTGTCATACCTCTTGGTTTTGACATCTTTGATTCGGTTGTTCTAAATTGCACAGGATTCGCAGGTTTCGTCTTGGTTTTCTATTTGACAGATAAGATCTTTTACAGGTGTAGGAGTCTCCTCAACCTCATCAGATTTATTGTCAAATGTATTTTGATAGTATGAAGTCTTCCATCCGTACTTATATGTGGACAACAAATCCTGTGCCATGACTTCCATGGGAATTTGATTGTCTTCATAATTAGTAGGGTTGTATGACCAGTTTCCGGATATGCCCTGATCAAAGAATTTTTGCATGACTGATACTACTTTGATGTATCCATCATTGCTAGGCATATCCCATAGTAAAGTATAGTTGTTCTTCAACGACGAGTATTGAGGAACCACCTGCTTGAGAGGTCCCTTCTTGCTTTTTTTAACGGACAAGAACCCTCTAGGTGGTTCGATTCCATTGGTTGCATTTGACACAACGGAACTGCTCTCCGAAGGCATTTGTGCCGACAAAGTGCTGTGCCTGAGTCCATGTTTGGCAATGTCATTCCGTAAAGAATTCCAATCATGTTGATAAGAAATCTTAGTAATTTCGTCTACGTCCTTCTTATATGTATCAATAGGTAAAGTTCCATTGGAGTACTTCGTGCGATTAAAGTATCCACACTTACCTTTTTCTTTTGCAAGATTGTTTGATGCTTTCAATAAGAAGTATTGGAATGACTCGGATAATGAATGAACAGCATCCCATGCTTCCTGAGAATCATATTTGAAGCCTAACTTAGCGAGATAATGTGCGAGACCTATATACCCGACTCCTAAACTACGACGATTCTTTGTTCCATTCTCTGCAGCAATGACTGGATACTTTTGATAGTCTATCAGTTCATCTAATGCACGGACAGTCAGATCACATAGTTCCTCTAATTCATGGTCAGATCTTACCTTCCCTACATTGATAGCAGATAAAATACACAGTGCAATCTCGCCATCGGGGTCGTCAATGTGCTGTAATGGTTTTGTAGGTAAAGTGATCTCTTGACATAGATTACTCATTTCAACCTTGTCTAAGAAGGATGAGTGAGAGTTACAGTGATCAATATTCATAATATAGATACGACCTGTCTCTGCTCTCTCCTTGATTAGTTGTCCAAATAATTCTTGAGCAGCAATTGATTTTCTAGGAATTGTTGAGTCTGCCTCATACGATTCATAGAGTCCGTCGAACTCCTCGGTTCCAAAGACATCATAAAGATTAGGAACATCATGAGGACTAAAGAGACTGATATCACCACCGCTAATAAATCTTTCATAAAATAATTTTGAGATTTGAATACTGTAATCTAATTTACGGACACGATTATCTTCTGTGCCTTTGTTATTTTTGAGGACTAAGATGTCTTCGATTTCTTGGTGCCAGATTGGAAAGTGGACAGTCGCTGATCCCCCTCGTATGCCATTTTGAGTACAACATCTGACAGTTGCCTCAAACTTCTTGAGGAACGGTATAACACCTGTGTGTTGAACTTCTCCACCTCTGATTTTACTGTTGATCCCACGGATGCGACCTGCGTTGATACCAATGCCTGCCCTTTGTGCAACATAACGACCCACGGCCATATCAGAAGTAAAAATGCTATCCAAGGTGTCGTCAATATCAACGAGAACACAAGACGCGAACTGCCGAATAGGTGTTCTGACACCGCCCATGATTGGGGTCGGTATGTTGATCTTGTGTTTGGAAATGGCATCGTAATAACGTTTGATGTAATTTAGTCTAGTTCCTCTATCATATTCTGCAAACATGGTCATTGCAATAAGCATGTACATAAACTGTGGTGTTTCATATACCTGACCACTGCTTCTGTCTTGTACAAGATACTTATCAGCAACCTGACGAAGACCGGCGTAGGTAAAAAGATAGTCCCTATCATGATCAAGGTACTTCTCTAATTCATTTATCTCTCCTACGGTGAACTTATCGTTGACTGTAGGGTCATATACACCATAATCAATACACCTATCGATATGATCTTTTAGATGAGGGATCTCATATATCTTTCCATACAGACTCTTACGTAATGAGAATAAAAGAAGTCTTGCAGCAACATACTGATAGTTAGGTTGTTCTAAACTGATAAGATCACTAGCAGATTTTATAAGTATTCCCTGTATCTCATCTGTTGTGATTCCATTATAGAACTGTATACCCGATTGCATCTCGACTTGTGATGCAGATACTCCTGCTAAGTCCTTACATGCACGTTCTACCATAACGTGCATCTTCTCAAGGTTCATGGGTTCAATAGAACCGTTTCGTTTTTTGACCCGTACGTTGCTCATTCCTTTTCCAATTAGTAAATTTGAGTTCTGCTTGTAAATTTTTATATGTATTAGATTCTAATATAGTTTTTATATTTTGTCCACCCAATACCATGTCGTTGACATCTTTTTGTGGTATTGTGTGTGGAAATATAACTACCTGTTCACCTCTTCCAATACACTTGGAGATTTTTGTGACGATTTCTCTGTTACGTGGTTCGTTATCAAAAACCCAAATATAATCGCTCCAACCAAGCGACCTAATATCAACATCGGACCCACACATAGCAACCGAGTTTTCCACGAATGTGGAATCGAAAGGTCCTTCAAGGATGTAAATGGGTTTTGTTTCATCTATTGTGTCTAATCCGTAAAGTTTTGGTGCATCTTCATCTAACATGATAGTAAGATATTTAGGTTGCTGTGACGAATCAAGTGCTCTACCTTGAAACCCAATCAACTTCTTATCCCTGTCATACATTGGTATGATGATTCTAGCATGATCACTCTTAGTTGTTTCAAATGTTGGTTTGAGAGTATTGCAATAGTGTTTGAATCTCTCAGCATAGTAAAACTTGTTAGGATCTATCTTTCTTTTGATAAGATAATCCCTTGCTCTATCGTTAGTAGATGCCAAGGGAAGATCAATCTTCTTCTTGAAGACTGGTTTATTAATAATCTTTTTGAAATCTGGTTCAGGTGTGACGGTTGCTTTCCCAGTAAGTCCTTCCTTGTATCTGTCTAAAACATATTGATCATAGAGTTGTCTATCTAGATCTTTGAGGAAGTATGTAAAGGACTTGGAAACGCCACAGTTGTGACACTTGAAGTTGAAATCAGTTTTTCTTTTGTATAGATATCCTCTCTTCTTATTCTTATGTTTCTTTGAGTCTCCGCAATATGGACATCTGAAATTATATAAATCAGGTTTTACTTTCTTTATCTTATCTAATCTTGCTGATATGAGTCCAATATATTTGGAGTCTAAAAATATCATCTAGTATCATTGAACATCGGTTCTATAAGTGTAGCAGTGCTTGATGATGTTGTCAATGATCTCTGAATAAATTTTTGTCCAATTGGACTGACGAGAAAAGATATGATAGTCAACGCTCCTGCTATCGTCCACATCTTCTTTTCTATTATTCTAAGACGATCATCGATCATAAGTATATCTCTTTCACAACCTTTTTTTATCTCATCTGCTTTACGATTTACTTCTCGATGAACACTATCTACTTTTTCAAAAAGAACTTCATCTATCTTATCCTGTTTATGTAACTTTTCATTGTGTACAGCGAGAAGTTGTCCCATCTTTACAGAGTTATCTTGTAAAGAATCGACGACTTTTTCTAGTCTTTCCAGTATTGCTGTATTAATGTCAGACATTTTTCTTTTTTCGTTGAGATTGTAAACGTTTACGATAGAACATGTTCAACTTTCTGCCATGCCTTTTTCTAAGATCTAACGCAGGATCAAATCCGGAGACAGGTCCTTTCGGATCTGCCTTCCCACTAAAACCGGGAGCACTAGCAGTACCACCGACACTCATCATCTCTCTTATAAATTTTATAATCCTTTCGTTGTCCATTAGATTTTGTTGAGTAGATCAAGGCATTTTTTATCTACCTCCAAATCATCAATACCAGATTTCGGAAACTCAGGTATCCTATCAAGGAATAATAAGAATGTTTTTATGAGAGACCAGTATTCCTTTTCTATTTTATAAAACAGTAATGGAATCGTGGCATCTCCAAAGACATTGAAACATATAATAAAATGATTAATTATCAAATGATATTTCAATTCACCTTTCATAACATC